TGTTGCGATTTTGCTCAAATTTTCATGCGTATCCTCCAATACAACTTGTACAGCTCCTTTGAGTTTGTCGTCATATTTCTGTTCGGTTTGTGCTTTTCTAAGCTTGAACCCATTAAGGTCGTAAGTCTGCGCATTGAGTTTTATATTTTGCTCTGCGGCAGCTAATTCAGCCTCGGTCTTCCTAAGCCCCAACGCCGTTTCTATAGCCACGGGGTTACCGGCAGCGCCCGCCAATTGCTGGTATTTTTCTGCCACTTGTTTACCCGTAAGGGGCTGGACAGCGTAAGTCTTGCCTTCTTCGCCTTGGCGAACAGTAGTCGTACCCAGTTGAGCAGCCTTCAAATCAGGCAAAGCTGAAGCAATTTTGCCGCCGGGGGTATTGACATCACCATACGAACGAAGAACAGCAGCCTGCTGTTCGGGGGTCATATTCGCCAATGCTTGCTGGAAAGCTGCGCGGTATTCGGGGGAAGTTGTATCTTCATCAGCACGAGTGCCAATAGGAAGGGCCGCGCCAATATCCTGTACGGAAGTACCACCCTCAGTGGGTGTGTATGCCTGCTTAAGTAACTGGGCAGCCTGCTGGGTTTGCCCGTACTGTTCCCTTTCACGGGCCAAGCGCTCACGCTCAAAACCTAGACGTTCGGCTTCCCTAGCATCAGCAGCTTTTCGGCGATCAATTTCTTCTAGCTCTGCATAAGTCCTCATGCCCGACTGAGCAATACCGCCAGCGAATGCGCCTAGATTAAATCCCATGATTCATTACCTTTCCATAATCGACCATTTTGTACCCATTTGCGTGAACAGATACAGCGTCAGGAATAACTTTTTCAACGTCTTGGGCCATGACACCGATACGGAAACCGTGACCACATTCGTCTCGGAATTGCGGCTTGTACTCAAACGTATACAAGGGGATTCCATTGTCTAGGCGACCAACTTGGGTGATGTTCTGCTTTACACGAATATCGGAAAATACGCCTAGTTTTGCGCCAACAGCAATACCAGTACCGAGGAAGTTACCAAAGCCAGCAGAAGATGCGTTCTCAGAATCTTGCTGCGCCTTATATGCGCCAACATCAGCTTGATACTTGTTAACCCCAAGTTGACCGATAGAGCCCCAGCCAGCCATATTCGAATTGACCCCAGCGTTATATGTATTTGAGGTGTTGGTAGCGTTACCCACAGAAGACTGACCAGCGGCGACACCTTGTGCATTCGCCCCAAGAGCAAGACTGGTAGCAGCATTACCCTGTGCCGGGAAACCCGCATAGGCGTTGTACACATTACTTAGTTTTTGGATACCAAGTTCATGTGCGGCTAGGCGAGTCTGGTTTTGGGCTTGTGCTTGTGCGGCGGCGGTCATAACTGCATTTGCGTTACTTTGCCCTGCGGCAACTCCAGACGTGGGGTCAATACCGTATTGGCGATTGCGCATCTCCATCTGATTACGCTGATTCTCAGAAGCCGTAGCTACATCAGCACCAGCACGAAGCGCCATCTGTTCTTGGTAGGCAGCCTCGTTGTACTGCTCAGCATCAGCCCGCATTTTTTCAAGTTGCGGAAGACCTTCGGTCTTAAAAAGATTATAGTTTTCCGCTGCCCGAGCCTGCTGTTCTTTAGAAATTGCTCGGTCTTGCTCGTAAGCACCTTGAAGCCTAGCTTCTTGAGCAGCCGTAACTTTTTGAAGCTCAGGATAAATTTGTGTCTTAAATGTATTCCATTGCTCAGAGGCTAGGTCAGCCATTTGTTTTTGGGCAATACCAATATTTGGGTCTGCCGCTGGAGCTTGTGAACTTCCTTTGCTCATACTTTTATCCTCAGAAATCGGCATTCACTTTTTAACATGCCGTAAATAACCATGTTGGAACCATCAAGGCAAGCGCCGCGCAAGAGCCCTTCCCGCTTAAAACCCAAATGCTCATCGAACTGCTGAGCTACTAAGTTATCTTCACGTACTAAGCCAGTAATTCGGTTGCAGTTGAGTTGTATAAATGGGTATGCAAATGACCGCCATAAAAAATCCTTGGTCATCCAACGCTTACCCGGTATAGCCGCAACGTGCATCGAAATCGAAGCTCCTGTGTACATGTTAAACGCAACACCTGCAATCAGTTCACCATCTTCAGCTAGCCCTATCCCAATACTGCCTGAACCAAAACTGCCTTCGTTTGTCCTATCTGCTACCCAGTTAAGGACTCGCTCATCTTGTCCATATACCACAGATTTCATAGGCGCGTATCTTACCCGCTTTGGTTGATTCTGGAAAGAATTTGGTTAATTTTGGTAATTACATCGCTTAGCGTGGCATCTGACCCAAGGGTAGTTAGCGACACCAAGCCCGGACGTGCGCCAGTCATAATCTCCACATTGGCCTTTATAGGCTCAACAACCCGCGCTATTTCTGACGGAAGACCGCTTGTGGCTGGGATTGACGGCTTTTTCATACCTGACGCAATTCCCCGATGCCGGTAGCCATACGGAACATCCGAATAGGCGCATTACCGGTCAGCTTAACCTCATATACATAACCCTTGCTACTGGCTGGCAAGCGAACAGGCTCTTGATCGAGAACACCATTTCCATACAGTTGTACGTTATCGGCATTGATAATCACGTTAATGTTTCTAACGTCGGCGTTAGCGGGTATAGGGGCCAGTGTGCTTCCGTTTAGAACCATACTATTTACCGTTATCGCATTCAAAGTGCTTTTAAGCGATGCGCCAGTAGCCCAAATAGCTTGGTTTGCCGCAATAATTTCCGCAACAATTGCATTTGCTGCCGCTACGTCATTAATGTAAACCCAGTCAGCTTGCACCTTAAATGCTGCAAAATTAGTCGGACTTGTAAGTACAAATTTCTTTGACTTCCACTCAAAGAACAGATTATTTACTGGGTCGGTGTCTAGTGAATAAATCTTATTGTCGTTTGAGTTTATGTAGTAAACAATAGCTGTAGTGCGGTCAACATAAATACCTGCTGGCGCAAAGTCGAGGTTTACCAAAGGCGGAGTATCCGCACGGGTAATAACCAAGGAAGCCCCGCCCGTTGTAGTTGGGTAAGACACTATGTACATATTCTGGTAAATAGTGCCCACCATAGAAGCGGGAATGTATGTACTCCACTCGTCACGGGTAAATAGAGCCCGTGTAACTACGTCTTGGCTACCCGCCCCGATAGATACAACTCCGTTAGGGCTAGCGTACAAAACACCGAACTGGTCACTAGCAATAGACTTTTTAGAAACACATGGTTCAAATAGCGGCAGCTTTTCCTGCGTCATCGCACCCGGGGTAGAGCCGGAGATGATGTACGGCCTGCTAGTTGTACACACAACGAGAGACTGCCCAAAAACACCGAGGCCTACGATAGGGGCGTTGACTGTTAGTGCGTATGTAGAAGGCCAAGCGTGAGGTAGATATGGCTCGCAGAACCAGACTTGGTTACCCGTAAACCCAGCCAAAATGCCGTTAGGCATAGCCACCAAGCCTTTGAGGTCAGACGGCGGCGGTGTGTAATACAGCGAAGTAAGGGTAACCCCCAAGTTGGCTGACAGAACATTGTCTGCAAAGCTGCCGGAAGCCACACCGGTAGACGGGGTGACAGAAACTTGACCTACGTAGTAGTAGTTGACCGATGTTGTTCCGCTAACAGCCCGGTAAATACGAATGGCAGTAATGTTGTACCCAGCAGAACTTATGGGCGCAGTGCCAAAGCCGTTGACAGTAACCGTCGCATTGGGCTCTACGGTTGATATAGTCGTGGGAGGGCTAGGCGCAGATTCCTCAGAGACTGCCCCAAAAGTGCTTATGTATGTATATACGTACACACGGTCTTCGTGAACCGTACCGGAGCCGCCCGTCTTTGTAAGCGTTGGCGCAACAGTGGGCGCTGGAACCCCCATCTGGTAGTACGCGTTAGGGAATGGTTTAGTACCCGTCCCAGAAGTAGTTGCCAGTGCCCAGTTGGTTTTACGTGGTGAGCCAGCCCCGGTGTAGTACACCCTAAAGTCAGTTACATCGGCAACCGGGCCGGGGACTACGTCTACATCGCTGGTAAATTCTAGCCAACGGAACTCGCCGAGTGCCGTATTCTCTAACTTAAATATGGATAGATTGCTGGGCTGCCCGAGGGTGTAGACAGCGGTCGGCTTGCGCCATGGGCGAATCTCGCCAGACTGAAGCTTTACATTTGAAGCGATCTGAGCTTGATTGGGGTCAAGCTCGGTTGGCCCAACGCGGGGGGCTATGCCTGAAAACTGTTCCAGTGAGATGTGCGACATAGCGCCCCCTAAATCGTATTAAGTAGAAGCAGCTTCCGCAGGCTCAGCATCGGCTGACTTCTCAGCCTTGGGGCGACCACGGCGCGGCGCACTTGTATTTCCGGCGGCTTCTAGTTCTTCCAGCATAGCTTGCCCAGCTTCGTTCAGTTGGAATACACCGTCATACGTACCAAGGAATTTTCGCTCAGCCATGATGCCATGAATGATATTTCCCGCTACAAATTCTGCCCCTGATGCTTCCATAAACTGGTCAAAAGTCATTGCCATAAGTAATCTCCGGTTGGTTAATGAAGGGCTGGTCTACCCTAGAAACAGGGCGCGTTCGTCAATACGACGATTCTGCAACCCTTTGAGGATTTTACCTGCCGCCATGCAATACTTCAAGAATTCTTCGCCAGCGCCTTCTTTATCCCCACGAAGCACTTTTTGGCGAAGCGTACTACGCTGGAGTGTCCCAAGGCCCACGTTAAAAGAGAAGCTGACAAGGCCATCAAACATACCCTGTGTAAGAGGGACAGGGCAGAATTGTTCCACTCCGCGCTCAAATCGCTCAAGATCGGCTGCAAGAATTCCATTGACTTCCTCCATGCTGAATTGACGGTTGTCCTCTGGGCGCAGGGAGAAACCATCGCGCTCCTCCAGTTTTAACCGGCCCTGTTCAGGGTAAAGAACATGCCCCACGCCGACTGTCCACAGCTTAGCCGGGCAGCGGTACGGGCGCTGGCGCACACCTTCGTGGTGTTTAATTATGCCGAGGGCTTTGTCCGAGACTTTCATTTACCAAAGGCCCGACCGCCGAAGTGAAAAGCGATGATGCTGGCAAACAGGGCTTGAGTATTACTGTCCCACAGCTTCTCAGCCAACTGGGGAAACTCAATGCAACGGTTCCAGCCATAGACAAACAAGCCTACATCCACAAACACCAACAGGAAAAAGAAGCCCAAGGTAATAAAGCTACGCACGCCAGCACGCAAGTTTTTCATCCACTGGCTGGTGCCCTCATTCAGGCTTTCGTCGTGCTTATAGATGGCTTCCATTTCGGCAACTTGAGCGTTGACTAGATTTTCGGTGGCCTTAGCAGTGGTCTCCATCTCAAGCTGGGCGCTGTGTATCTGTTCGATGCGTTCCTGCGCCTCAAAGCCAGCCTTACGAAGTTCAAATCCACGTTCGATTTGAATCTGAGACAGCCCCAATTCG